ATAACTTCTATATCGTCCTCATCAAAGACTTTGAAGTCGAAGTCAAACTCGGTCTCTACAGCATCACAGAGGAATATTGTCTTGTATGTTTCGCTGGTCAAATCAGCGTGGGCTGATAATGCGAACATCCCTATTATGATTCCGGTAAATAATACTTTTAAAATCTTCATTGTAACCTCCTGTTTACCTCTTTTTCTTATGAGTAGTGCTTACACCTATCATATTTAAACCTGCTAATATTAAACCCATAATAAGGTTTTCATCCTTTGATTCTTTAATTGTTTCAATAGCGTTAAATGCTGATATTGGAGAAATCAAATCAGTAACCTCTTTTAACAAAGTTGGTTCTTCTCTATCCCATCTTTCTTTTTTATACATATTTAAACCTGACCTAGCGAGTGGTGCTAATTTACCTTCTAAAAAGTTAACTACAAAATCTTCAGCATTCAATGACCCATATTTTTTATCTCTTAAATTAACATATCTACCTTTTGAGTTTTTCCACCAATAACCCCATTCGCCTCTATGCATTGTAGGGACAAGTAATCTTGATGCTAATATTAGTGGTATTCTCATTCCGGCAGTAATGTCTATTCCTACTCTTTTATCTCCAACTAAAGCATATATTTTACCAAACTTTGAGCTTCTAGGGTCAAGTTCAACACTGTCCTCATCAAGCAACTTTGACATCATCAATATTCCACCAATCGTGGATATAATTCTTATTAAATTCTTAGTAGCCACTTTCTGTCCATAAGTTCCTCTTACTTTTGAATCTGTAAAACCTGCGCTCAATACATCAAGTTGAGCTTTTAAATATCTAGGTGAAAAGAATGTAGCATTTACTGTATCAGCAACACCACCCGATAAAGGAAGCCGACCTCTGCCTGTCATTGAGTTTACTACTCTACCTATACCAGAATTTTTTAAATCTGTTACTCCGTTCATCTCTGCTTCAGCAATAAATTTATCTGCAAGGTCAGCCCTCATCCTAAGTATTGCTCCGTTATATGCTGACATAGACGCTTTATATAATCTTCCTAATAATGGCACTTTTGTTTGGAATGATTCCGGGAACGCTTCTTCAGATTCTAATAATATATCTAATCCAATATCTTTATATTTATTGTTGTAAAAGTTTGGTCTTGAGAATACATCTACCAATACTGGGGCTTTCCCGTCCATACCTTTTAATTCCTTACTCCAAGCATCAAATGATTTAACAAAAGTTTCAGCCCATATCTGAGGTTTTGTTATCAAAGTTACAAACCCTTGCCTTGTAGCAAAACTAGCATCCATAGAGGCTTTAGTAGATTTAAAAGTTCCAGACAATTTCTTTATCATCTGCCAAGGTGATTTTATTAGTTCCCCAAGCGACAAAGCTTTAGCGTCAACTTTCAATCCTTTGACATACTCATTAAAAGCTACAAGTGATTGAGCATATTCAACACTCTCAGGACTGCTTGTAGTCTCACCTTCTTTTATATTGACTTTTGTATCTGATACACTCTTAGCTAAGTCGGCTATCTTCCCGGCCTCTTCTATGGTAACTCCTACACCGAGTCTCTGGGCTGCTAAGTCTGCTAAAAAAGCCTCTTCGTCTTTAGGCTGTAAGACTTCGGTAATTCTTTCTACTTTAGAAATCATATCCCTTCTAGTCGCTTCTTTTATCCCACTGACTTTCTTAGCCCAATTTACCATACCTAATTGTTGGTTTTTAAGAAGTAACTTACTTTCAAACAGTGCATTAACCTTAGATGCGTTAGCTTCTCCTAAGAATGTAGCAAAGAAAGTATTTCTCTCAACACTAGACATCTCAGATAGCTTATCTGGGTTGATTTCTCCGCTCTTTAACTTTCCTAAGAATGTATCTACTAGATTTTTAGGTAAACAATATGCCATATTCTCCTTAACATTGAATACTCTTTATAAAATCAGACCAAGTTTCTTTTGTAGAAGCAACCTTTTTAATCTCTGTCTTAATTTCTTTTACTGTATCTGTTTTTAATTTATTAGTGCTTTTTACTTTGTGCCTTTTAACAGCTTTTACTTCTCTTGCCTTAGTAACATCACCTATAACCTTAACGGGTGATGTAGGACTTCTCTCAGCCAATGTGCGTAACTCTTGGGCGTGGACTGATGTCTCGGCTGTAAGGGGAGAGTTTGCTATATCCATTATCAACGAAACATCTCCAGTCGCAACAGCATAATCTTCCATAGCTTTTATAACTGTGCCACCTAATAATCCCTTTGGTAATGGTTCTTCTCCTTTAATTATTTGTTTAGCCTTTTCAATATCAGTTTTTATTAGTTTGTCTATCTTTTTTGCTTGTTCCTTAATAGTAATTGGAGTATATTGAGCAAGTTCACTAAAACTTTCTGTAAGCTTTTTTGCTATGGCTTTTTCTTCTACACTAGTTGCTACTTTGCTTGGTTTACCTGTTGGTTTCTCCTGTGCCTTACTCCAGATGTCGGCAATAGTATATGTTTTCGGCTCTAGTATTTTCTCTGTTTCTTTAGCATAGACTAAGTCATTTTCACTTATATAACCAATATCTTTAGCGTCCAAAATATGCTCAGTAACTTCCCCATAAAATTGTGCTTTTGACTTCTTGGGAGATAAAAAATCTCCATATCTTATCTTTTTATCTTTGACATCCTTGGGTGTTCCTCTATATAGTTTAACTTTACCTTCTGACGTAATTCCAATATCTTTTATTTTTCCCTCTGGCATTTCCGTCAACTTTGGTAATTCACTTGCTCTTTCTGCTCCTACCCCCATAACTTTTTGCCGTTGTTTTGCTTGGAACCATTTGTCTAAAGTTTCTTCTTTCTGTGGTTCCATTTTTTGTTCTTCTATAAATTGTTTCCTTATAGCACTTCTGAACTCCTCAGCAGTCTTAAACTTCTTGGCTTCGGTTACCAAAGGCTTAATTTCCTCTGCAACTGGCTCTATAATAGGCTCTTTTGGGATAATTTCGGGGGTTAGAGGAGCTTCTACGGGTGTTTTGGGCATAGGGACGCCTTCTTTCGCAGATGGCGTAGAAGGCTTAACCACAGCCTTTTCTGCTTGTAGTCTTTTATAAATAGGATTTACATTATCCTCTATCTGTTTTATGTAAGCGTAAGTGTTCTTAGTCAATCCTGTGCCGTAAGCTAACTCAGCAAATGCTTCAGCTTCTTTTTGAGATGCATTAGGTTTTACATTTCTATATTTATTAGCCATTTCTCTAATCATAAAGTCGTGTTGTCTCGAACCTCTATTAGCCTGTGCTATCTGTTTAGCATTATATCCATTAAGAACTGCGGCTGTTGTAGCATTTACCAATATCCAACCAAGGTCTTCTGATGTAATCTCACCCTTTCTCATAAGAGTTACGATAGTTGAAGAAGCCCCTACTACGCCAAATGCTGCGCCACCTCTTTTAAGACCAGCTTTTAAAACACTCTCCCCCAGAGTTGCCCCTATTTCTGTAGTAGGTATAACTCCCCAAGGAGCGAAAGCTGCACCAGTCCAAAGGCCTTCCTTAGTAACTTTTCCTACATCTACTCCTTTTTCATAATCACGAATTTGTTTTATAGTTTCTTTAGTAGCCCCTACACCTAAGCCTACAACAAAACTATGAGCTATTCCACCCATAGCTCTTGCTATCTTAGGAAATACTTTAGAGAATACAGGAATTGAATTAGTTACTATAGGAGCTATTGCTTTAGTCATTTTACCAAACCCTGAAGCAAGAACTATTGTTTGTGCAAGCCTTCCTGTATTATAAATAATTGGATGCTCTTTTTTCTGAGCTATGTCTTCTGGCTTTTTAGATGGAGCAAAACTAAACCCTTGCTCAAAAGCGTGTGCTTCTGGTTTAGAAGGATATTCTTTCAAAGTTTTTACCAAACCAGTAGTATACCTCTTTGCGTAATCTTGTGTAGACTCTCCTTCTTTTTTATTAAAAGTAGGGTCAGCACTTAAAAGATATTCGTGCCACTTAACATTATCTTGAGGTAAACCTGCCTCTTGAGATAATCTTTCAGTTAATTCATAAACACTTGAATCAGGTTTATCAGTGATAAGCCCACCAGTAAAGACATCCCTTGCAGGTCTTTCTTTTTCTTCTATTACTTGTCCTGTGAATACATCTACAGCCATTTTATTTCTTTTTTGCTTTGAGTGCTTCTAAGACTTCATCTTCTGACATACCATATTTTATTGCACTCTCTTCTATATCTTTTTGGGTAAAGCCATATTGAGCCGCTTCTCTACCTCTTTCTTTTGCTACCTCTTCGTTAGCTATCTCTTGAGTTCTCTCATTAGTAGCACCTTCTTGTTTTGACCTTTCAAGCGTAGTTATCAAAGTGTCCATTTCTCCAAACTTAGTAAACTCTTTAAAGAAGTCAAATAGCCCTGACCAAAAACCATCTTTCTCTCCTCTTCTAAGTTCTTCAGCTTTCTTCTGTGCGCCATAAGCTAAAGACTGCAATCTATCCATTGAGATATTAGGGTTCTTCAAAGCATTAACAATAAAATTAGAAATCTGTTTTTCATTACCAGCTTTAAACATATCTTCAGCAGCAGCCAAGAAAGCCTCATTGTTCTCAGTTACTATAGGTTTACCTTCTAAGGCAACTGTGTGCATAGCCTCTGCCAACTTTCCATCTACCCCATACATATTCCTGATGGTATCTGGTTCTTTAGATAAATCAATCTTCCTGGTAGCTATCATATCTATAATCTCATATCTCCTATCAATTAACGCCCTAGCCTCAACCATCTTCCCTTCTCTAATCAAAGTTGCGATTCTTGTATCTGCGTTCTTTATATGTCTTGCTCTATCTTCAGCCGGGAGTGCAGCAAAAGCTCCTTCTTCGCCAGCTTCCAATTCCGCCTTTGCAGCTTCCGGGTTAGTGATAACGTGGTAATTAGCCTGAGCATCAGCTACATCTTTCTGAAAAGTCTGTATCTCATAATCCTCATAATCCTTATTCCATAAACCTGCGGCAGTTCCCTCGCTTAGAGTATGCCTTATCCCATCTATAGCAGTTAAAGTCTCCGCCTCAGACATAGCCCCTACGGTGTCTAATACCATTTTCTTTTGATAACCGTAGCTTGCTTGCCCGGCCCTAATCTCTCTAGTTCTGAATGAATCTCTTATACCTGCTCCTACAGCGTCAACCTGTCTCTGCGCCTTGAAGATAAACTCTTCTTTTGCCAGTGGACTAGTTATATTCTTAGCTGCATCGCTTACGGTATTATTAAGCTCAGCATAGTATCTTGTCGGGTCAAAACCATCGTCTTCATTAGAAAGGCTCTTTATCGCCCTGCTTTTATCATAGACGAAGTTCATTGCCTCATTGGTCTCTCTAAAGTCCCGGACTCTAATCATATTTCTCTCAGCTTCTAATAAAGCAGAACCTACGTCTTTTATAGCCCCAGAAACTCCTCTTGTATCTACCGCACCAGGGGTTACTGTCAAAGCCCTGCCTGTTGCTATTCCGACTTGGCTTTTATATCCTTCAGGTATTTTGGGCATCGTTATTCTCCTTCCTCTTTACCAGCGATTCTATATATGCTAGTTCCCATTTCAAGCAATGATTTTCCTGTGCTTATTATCGGTTGGTATTTAGCTTGCTTTCCTGCAAGCCTATATAATCCAGCCTGAGTCTGTTGTTGTGATATTCCGTAGTCAGCACTTATCTCAGTATAGATTACATCTAACTCAGCCTCTTTAAGGCTTTCTTTCATAGCTATTGCAGGAGAACCTGCGAACCTTACACCGGCTTTAGCGTAAGAGGCTTGCTGTGCGCTGTATATTGCCTTGGCTCTCTTACGGATATTCTTTATCTCTACATTAGCCGCTACCCTCACCATCCGGCCCTGAAGCTCAGCCATCCTTGCATTAAAGTCATAAGCGCTCTTTGCTCTACGGGCATTGATAAATCCTGTGGCTATTTCTGATAGCCCACCGATAACAGCTCCAGCTATTGCGCCTTTCTGGTAGCCACTTAAACCTTTAGGACCTGTGGCTGTTGGGCTTCCTGCATATTTGCTGTAAGCTGAACCAAACTGTAAAGTATTCCCTTCAAATAAACCCATTAGTTCACCTCGATTACTGGAACGATTGATAATACGTGCATAGGCAAAGGCTGAGTCTGCTCTATGATTATCTGTTTCTTCTTATCCCAGCCTGCGGGAAAAAAGACTTCCTTAAACCCTGTGAATAGAGGGACCATTTGGTCAGGCAACATTGATGAATCTCTGAAGATAATATCATCCATAGTCCCGGTTTTCCCTACTTTTCCGCCTAATGTTTTGTAGAAATTGATATTAACTTTTGCTATGCTCTTAGGTTTCCCATGAGATACAAACTTCCCGGGAGAGGCTTCCAAGTCATTAGTAATAATTCGCCCTGTATATCCTAGCCCAACGTGAACCTCAGAATAAGTATCAGTCAGAGTTATAGACCCACTGGCCACTGACCTATTAGGATGAGCAGCACCGTCCACTAATATCTGAACCTCTTTACCTTCTAAATGGTCTAAGCCTGTGATAGTAGTTGTGCATTCTCGCGCCTCGCCACCGGAAACATAATCCTCGTAGTCTGAACCGTCTACAACATCACCGTCTAAATCTAAAAGAACAAAACTACCTGAGGCTACGCTTCCTACTATAAATCTACTTTGATTTAGCTCTGTCATTCCTACAACGCCTCTGATTCTAACAGTCTCAGTATTAGCAAATCCGTGAGAAGCAGCGGTTACTGTTATCAAACCTGTTCCGGCTGTTAAGGCTGTGATATTAGTTATCGTCTGCGGATCATCAAGGGTAAGGCCGCTATGGAGAAAAAAGGCGTCTTCTTGTTCATCCCCAATCTCGGGGTCAACCATATACTCAACATATCGCCTCGTAGTTCCGTCTATCGTTCTCTTGACTATAAACCATACCTCATCGTAAGTATCTCCGGGGATAACGGCTACGCTCTCATACTCTCCCTGGGTATCGTGTAAAGACCAGGCCGCTACTTTCTGTTCAATCTGTCTTGTAAAAGAGGCAAGTTTCCCGTCTTCCCTGACACACCATAATATATTGAATGGAGACTGCTGATAAGCCATATCCTTTATCCCGCTCTCGCTTATATGTTCCGAGAAAGCGGTAGCCTCGTTAGCCTGGTAATTATCTACATCTAAAGAGTAAGCATACTCTCTGAGTATTCTATTGTATTCCTGCCAATAATAAACATTATTACCTATCTGGACAGGCTTGATTATAGACGTTCCATAGCTTGTCTTCTTCTTGCGCCTAACATTAGTCGGGGTTATAGGTGAGGTATCGCTTCCTGTCCCAAAGGTATGAAGCCCTCCTGCTGTGCCGGTAAGCAACTCATCCGAAGGGAATAACCACTTAATTACTTCGATTTCGTTTGTGTCCATTCTAAAAGACAATCCGTCAGCATCATCTGAGCTTGCCTCAAAAGTCTCGTAAGCGAATATATGAGAACCCCATACTGTCTGAGGTTGGAATGCCGTATAACCATAGTAGAGCCTTCCTTCGTGGATTCCTGATGTCTTAGGATAACCTCTATATTCTGACCAAGCCGGTTCAGACCATTCCTCGTTAGCACCTGATGGCATAATACCGCCATATATTATATTCCCCGTAGCTACTGAACCGAGTCCACCTGCGGCTACGGAAGTTATCAAAGCATAAGCATTAGAAGACGAAAGAGAACCGATATTCCAAATAGAGCCAACGTGTTTTACATCAAAGATATTAGCAGTAGCCGTTAAGATTGCGCCTGTCCCCATAGTCTTGTTAGGAGTTATCGTAGTAGCTGTTACATTCTCATCCTGTAACGCAGGTCTGGCGTCCCCTGTTCCGTAATCTATTTCTTCTATAGTCCATGACGTATGAGCTGTCCGGGTTAATTTCATCTGAGGATAATCTTTGTGGGTAATATACATAATATCTGCAGTCTGGGAAAACTGGAGTTCTCTGATTACGCTGGTAGGATAAGACGTAGCTAATTGGTATACCTTCTCGGACTCTCCGCCTGAGTCATAAGCTGTATAAGCTGTAGGGTTTATATAATTCCCGTCTAAGTCTTGAAGGAAAAAGTTATCGGCATATTGGTCGGCTACTAAGAACCTCTTATTATTAACCTCTGTCCTGCCGACTACACCTGTTATCTTTACAGTATCAAGGTCTGAATATCCGTGAGAAACACAGGTTACTAATGCTCTGGCAGAGGACGTGGCTAAACCAGTAATAGTCTTAGCAGTCTCAAGAATAGAACCATTGTCCTTGAAGAAACGCATATAGTAATTGCCTATCTCCATAATGTAAGCTTGAGTATCAGAGAAGACAAATCTCTTGATTATCGTATCTTCAGAAGAGGTTTCAACCTCGGCTACAAAGTAAGTTCCCGGTGCTTTCTTAGCCCCGCCATAGAACTCAACTATCATATTCAAAAGTTCAGAGGCGGACTGATAGTATTGAGTTACGTCAGTGCGTCCTGAGAGTCTTGGGGATAGTTCCCCAGAGACAAAGCTGTTGATTATTGGAGTAGCTTTCATATTTACAACCTTGAATTTAAGAAAACATCCGATTGCGGCTCATCAAGCGTTTGTTCTTGTCCATTCGCTGATTTAGCTGCATCGTTCTTGGCTTTAAACTCAGCCCATTTAATCTTTACCATTTCCTTATCACCGGTGATTGCATAACATAACTCAGCCGCTAACTTAGCTGAGAAAGCTTCCACGAAGGCATCGTCATAGCTATTAGGGTCTTCGTTAAAGTAAATGTATTCAATACTCAATGTTGTCGAGTTAGAATAGATACGCCTGCCTTTAATCTTGTGGCTATAATCAGGCTCAACATTTGTCTTTAGTAGTTTAATGAAATCCGGTGGTAGGTTGAAAACATAGTCATAATCATCAAGGGCAGGAGTAACATCAACCCTTGATAATGATGTTTCCTTCTTAGCGAAATTCCAGGGGTGAGAACGAAGATACCCTCTCAAAAGAGGGTCATAGACAACTATAACTTTCCGTCCTATTTCATTGCCTTCTATCGGTAAAGCAATCGGTTCGGCTCTTAGACTCACTAAGCCCATATTTATCATATCAACTTTTGAACTCATAAAACTCTCCTTTTAGAAAGAGAGGGCAGGAGCTTCCCGCCCCCTCTTAAATTTCTATTTAACCGCGATGCTATCCCTTAGTAACGTAAGTTACTATAACTGTGATTGTTCCAAGTCCGACAGTCCCGCCAGTGGTATGGAGAACCAAAGTCTGCCCTGAACCTGCTACGATTTCGTGTCCTGCTGTTGCAGCCACACCGTTGATTTTCATACAGAACATATCTGCGCCAGTGTTATCTACTGCTGCCATCAATGATGCTGCTGAGTCGCTAGTTCCAAAAGTTAAACCTGAGATGTCATTAGCGTCTGCGTCAATAACCCAATCTATGATGCGGGCTTCCGCAGGTAAGTCCTGCCCGAAAAGCACAATAGTAGAATCTGCTGCCAGAGAGTCGCATTCATAGACGTCAATTAAAGTCTTAATTACTCCTCCCTGCAATTCCGGCTCTATAGTGTTTACTGTTCCTGTTCTCTTGAGCGTTCTATTCACTCCGTATACATTAGCCATTTGTTTTTTTCAAGAGCCATTAACTCCTGAACTCCTATAATGTTTTTATAATGCTCTGTCCAATCCTCTCTACTAAAGTTGCTTTTACCGTGGCAAACAGCACAAAGAGTAATGAGATTGGAAAAATCATTATGGGATATGTCATAATCAATATGGTGGCATTGAATCTTGTTGTCATGATGACAATGTACGCCACACTCTTGACACACCCATTTATCTCTTTCGTAAATCGCTTTTCTGATTTTATGCCAGTCAGGAGAATATTCCTTACCCTTTTTTACCACAGGTTTCCGCCTTAGACTACTTTTATAAGGAGCCCCTTGCCTTTTCGCTTGGGCTTCCACCCTTGCTGAAGACCAGGGCTTACCCTTTGGTCCTTTCCTGTTAAGCTGGTTTTTGTGGGCTTCTCTCATTTTTAAGATAGCCTCTGGGGAATGTTTCCTATCTTTGAAATAACCAATTCTTCCTTTTCTTGCCAAACTCCATTGGTCCAAAGTCTCTTTAGAGTAAACACTTGTTTTCCCCTTATTCCACGGAATTACTCCCTTGACGAATGACATAAATTATTCTCCTACTCAGTGCATTCTACGCGAATTACTCTTTTCTCTTCTAACCTAGTTGCCCCGTAAGATTGCCCTGCATAAATCTGTGCTGAGAAATGGCGACCCGGAAGGATGTCAATAGATGCCTTCATATCCAACCAAGTTCCTAGAACCATTCCGTTCTTGTGGTAAGCGTGGCAATATCTTGTGGTGCTTGATTTCTCTAATCTCTCGGTTTGCTTTAGCTGAAATCCAACAAGAGTTCCTACTTGACCATTCACTAATGCCTTGACTTGAGCGTAATCAGCGCTGGTAACTTCAGAGATGGCAAGCAAATCTTCGACTTGCTCCGCACTTAAAGCCAAGTATCTATCCTCTTCCTCGACCTCGTATGCGTCAAGTTTCTTCTTAGCTGCGCGAATCTTAACCATATTCATACCGGCTGAACTATGCACGATGATTTGAGCAGATGCTAGGGAGATAGAGGAAGTTCCTGCTTTCCCATAGTAAGCGAGGGCAGAGAAAGCTGTGCAGACAACCTCATCTTTTGCTCTTGCTAGAGCGCCAGCGTTGTTCATAACAATAGGAGAGGTGGGGTCTTTAGCCATCATTACCTTGTCTATGTTGTCAACCAAAGGTGCTTTGTAGAAGTAACGAGGGACTATTTTCCTTCTTTCATACGAAGGGTCAGTATTCACGACTACCTCATTGCGAGATAGCTTTTCTTGAGCAGTGGTAGATTCTAACTGCTCCTGGAACGACATCTCACCTACACAGTCTGGTTTTTGGTAGACTGTATTGGCAATCTTGACCAGCTTTTGCTGAACAAGTAGCGTGATGTTATCGCTATATTGCCTAATTAGTATACTGTCAACGGCCATTTGTAACCTCCTTGTGGTTAAACCTTGATACTACTTAGCTCCAGGTTGTCCTTTCGGGCCTTGAAAGCTTTTAACTTTCCGGGCCTCCGCAAGGAGGTTATCCGTGTGTAAACTCTGCCTGGCTAGCAGGGGATTTTACCCTTATCCACTAGCGAGGGGGTGGTGTTTTATCCTGCCATTTTATACAGTTCTGCCATCCTATCAACCCAATACTTATGCTCTGGGTGTTCAGCATTCAAATAAGGGTGATCAGGAGTAGCTTTAATTTTATTTATCTCCATTGCAGCTGCGTCAGGTGTAAGCAGAGTGCCGGAGATACCTACTTTGTCTAAACCTTCTTCGCTTAAATTCTCACCTATCTTAGCAAGCATTTCTACGATTACAGGGTCATTCCCATACTTACCGGCTAACTCAGTTCCCTTAGACTTATCCCCAAAAGTGTTTAATACCTTGTTGGCTAAAGCTAAGTTCTGATCGTAAGCAGTTCCCCATTTAACTCTCAGCGCCATAGCGGCATCAGTATTAGCTTTATTCTTAGTGTCTATCTGTTGCTGTGAACCGGCAGTAAGAGTCTGTGCTAACTTGTCCATAACAAACCCAAACTGGTGAGGAAGCATTCCGGCCTTCTTCGCCTCTGCCTTGAACCCTTCAACCCACTCTCCGCTTAAATTCATTCCTTCTGGAAGCTTAAAGCCTTCACTTGTCTTGTAATCTTTAGCATCATTAGGAACTCCCAATGCTGTGAGAACTCTATCTAACTCACCCTCGGCATAAGAACCGTCTGTGTTCTTGCGAGGAGCAGGTATCTTATCATGTCCCATATACTTTTCTATGTCAGTATAGCTCTTCATTAAATCACCGGGGGTCTTCCAACCTTTAGTATCTAATAAAGTTTTCTGACCTTCGTCTAACCCTGATGTCCACTCTGGTGGTGTGGCTGCTTTAGTCGCATGAGCATTATGACCTTTGATTAACTCTCCGATGTTGTTATACCCGGCCATAGCTGGATTATTTAACTCTTCCTGTGAAACACTATCAATAACTTCCTGTGGTAATCCTTCTAAACTTAACATAGTTCACTCCTTTGCGGACTCTTGTTGCCTTTTCAGACAAAAGTTACCCGCTATCCTCTTAATAAATGAAACCAATCTATTCCATAACGAGACTCTTTTAGCTGCGAAGACCGGCTCTGGTTTTACTTCCTTAACCTTATCCGCATCAAAGTCCACGAAATCTCTCCTCTTATAACGCTTGACATAATCCCCATTGGCTAAGCATACCCAAGCTGTATGAAAGTTCTCTTCCCATAACTGAGCATTTACTACGAACCGAGCTATGCCTAGATATACTCTCATTTGGTTATCCCCTCCAATAGTTCTTTTATATCCTGATTTAATAGGTTTATTATGTAAACATATACACTTCTCCGGCCTTCATTCATTCCCATCTTCTTTTCGTCAGGGTCGTATGTAGTTACTCTGACAAAGCACCTTTTTTTTAAGTCTTCTATAACCGCCTGTCCGTCTTCCCCGTCAAATACCCTATGGTATATCTGTTGCTTGTCTCCGGTTATCTTAGCTAACTCTTTTTCGTGTTTCTTGTTTCCTTTATCAAAATCAAACATTATCCTTTACGCCCTGTCCCTTTACCTCGTCCACCGCCCTTTCCATATCCCGGGCCGCCAGACTTACATCCACCAGTATTCTTATTCCTTCTTCCTCCACCAGCTCTTCCTGTGCCTCCACCTGCTCCTTTCTTTACACCGTAACTAGCCATAAAACCTCCTTATTTTGTTCCTACTGCTTCTGCCTCTGCTAAACTTTTGTCGGCATCAGCACCTGTTTTTACTGCGTCCGTTCCTTGTTTCATCATTTCCATCTGTGCAAGTAAAGCGTTCTGTTCGGCTCTACCTGCTCTTATATCTGCGACTTCAGCGTCATCACGCATAATCTTAGGGGTAGTATTAGTGATAGCCATAATATAATCAGCAGTTTCATCAAAGTTTATCTTATCAAATATCTCAGGGTTGACCTGCCCGATACCGGCTATGATGTCAAAAGCTTTCGTGAAGTTCTGTAATTCTAACGCCTTCTGCGCTCTTGCTAAGGGGGATATGTATTCAATGACATAATCCTCACCCTGTAACGAGGAAGGTAAAGGAGGCAAACGGTTACTCCGGGCAAGGATAGAATAACCTCTCTCTACTACCGGGCTTAGTTTCTCTCTCATTACATTTCCTATTGCTGAACCTAGTAACTGCATTCTTTGGTTGTTTCTAACATTAACCTCGAAGGCTGTCATCTTGCCTATCTGTTGGAAGAGGATAAATAGGTCATTGTAAAAAGCCTTCTGGACTGTCTCCTGCTTGTATTTAATGTAGTCTAATCCTAAGGGAACATTAGCCCCTGTATTGATCGGCGTAATATGTTCATTAGGATAGCCTGTGGATTTAAGATTCTTACCCCCGGGATTGAAGTTATAAGGTTTCATAAACGCCTCATCAGGGATTTCCAATGGCGGGAGTATTGACATCTGAGCGCCTAAGATATTAGTCTTCTCCATCTGGTTAAGCATCATAATATCAGCAAAGACATTCATCTCAGGGGAAGCCCCATAAGCTGATAGCTTAGACTTAGAAAACCTTGAGCCGAAGAATGGGAACTCCTGATAACCCTTCTCTCTTACTATACTCTTAAATTCCCTGTCTATCCAGAGAGCAGCGTAGGGCATATTTACCGCGTCCTTCTTAGAGGCATCATAGATGTCTCTTGGGAATACGCAGAAGATATAT